TTCAAAATACCTTTCATCGTTGATGTTGTCAATTGAAACCAATTCACCTGTTTTAACATTTTTTAAACTAAATGTCTTCCATGCACTGCCTTTACTTTTGAAGCCATATTTATTCAAGAAGTACTGAGACGCTTTATTCAAACTATCGTATTTAATGTTTTTTTCATTTCTATTAACAAATTTGTTACCTTTTTTAACAATTTCAAAATGTTTAATTATTCCATTTTTATTGCAATAAGCGGCAGCAAGAAGAGCGTTTTCAGGAATGAGCGACAAACTAAGACTTCTATCGACATTTACCCTCTTTTTCAAAAAGACATTTTCATTTCTCTTTGGTTGCATAGATGATATTCTTTCATCTTCAGAATCTATAGTATAAACACCATCAAAACATGAATCTTCTACATCATAAAAACGTTCTTCTTCAGTGTTGTCATCTTCGTCTTCACTGCTTTCTTCGACGGTTTCATCATTTGAATTAACCTCCTGTCCTTCGATTATATTTTTAATAGGGCTCCAAATACCAATAAAGTTATGCGTTTTAATATCATATACTTTATTTTCGCCTTCAATTGTTTTCAAGTATTTTTTACCGTTGTGCTTCCACATGCATACCTCTATTTCTTCTCCATCATCTTCTTCTTGTTCATCTTTGCATTCTTGATTGGAACGTCGGTCTTCATCATATTCTTGAACATTAGTTTCAAATTCTCGCTTCATATCGTTGAATATTTGAAATTTGACCTCGCGAAATTCATCCCAATTTTTAGTCATTGAAAGAGAATCAAACATTTTTTTAATTTGTCTATTTTTTTCTTCAATGAAACTTTTTTTCATTACTTCTTCTAGTTCTCTTTTCTCGCGTTGAAATCTATCTCTTTCTTCAAGCATTCGACGCATTTCCGACAACGTGTATTTTCCATACGAGATAGACATGTTAGTGTGTTTAAAGGTTTTACTTTATTGAAATAAGTAAAAAAGTATTTCAATTTTTTTAAGTTTGTATGACAAAAAGAACTAACATTTAATTTATTTAATTTAGTTTCTCAATTAGAAATATAAAACAATATGTTTATTTAACTCTAATTTAACTCTAATTTAACTCTAATTTAACTCTAATTTAACAATCATCGCATTATAATTATTCCAATAATTAAAATTATAAAAAAAATATAGTGACAAACCCCACTATATTTGTTTTTTTACACGCGCAATTTTTATTGATTTTATTGAATTTAGTTTTTAATAATCTTCTGATGTTTCAGCTGAAGAAGTAGTCGAGTCACTTTTGCTACCATCACTTTTGTCATTTCTACCTTTTCCATATTTCAGCAACGTCGCTATATTTTCAGGAGTATTCATTACATTAACATACTTTATGTGAATAGTGTATTCATCCGGGTTCTCAATGTCATCATATCCGACAAAGACACGTGCATAATTTAAGCATCCTGGAACAAGTTGAAATGTGCTATGCCACGATTGTTTTTCCATCTTTTTGACATCAATATCACTTTGTTTGGCGACCTTTTTCGTAGTAGAGCAATAGTAAAACCCATCTTCCATTTTACTAGGTTTTGTTTTACCATTCAAATCTTTGCCAGTAACCCCCCGATAAAATTCATTTGCAATTCGCCACGTTTCTTCATCATTGCCATCATAAACCTTAAACCTTCTCCATTTTTTTTCATTCGCCAAAGTAACAGATGCAAGTGCCAACTTCTTTTGTTCACGATAACTGGGTTCCTCATTAGGCATCTCACCAACTATTTCATATAAAGAAACTGTTCTCCCTGCGAAATCGCTATCAGCAAGACGTTCAATATGTTTTTCATAATCAAGACAAATATCAACAACTTCTCTTGTCAAAGAGTAGAACTTAGTTTTTTTGATTTTCGTTTTGTTTTCAGCAGACCAATGCAAGTAAGTAAACAGAAACCGACACAACTGATAAAGGTCATCAGATTTTAAATGTTGATGTGCCATCACAATAGAATCAAAATTTCCAATAGTTTCGTTGATAAGTGTAACACTCATATTAACACAACTATAACCAGTTATGAATGTAGGGCAGTTAGGAAACGGTTCAATTAATTTCTGGACAACATATGATGGTTCCAAAAGTTTTTTTTTCTCATCGTCATCAGTAATGATAATTTTCAGTTCATCAAGAGAATTAATTCTTTGGGAAGTTCCTTGGCTGCCATTGCGAAACAAAACCGTACCATTTCCATTGATGACAATGACATTTGATGTAGGAAACCGATTCAACAAAATATCCGTAATATGATAGTGTGTCACCTTTCTCATATACGCCGGAACAAAATGATAACTGAATTCATTATCCGAAACAATCTCTCTCAATTTAGGTAGAGCGATATTTTCAAAATAATTCAATAAAAGCAACTCATTTCCAAAGTTAAAGGGATACTTGGAACCAAACCATCTTTGAGATTTAGAATTTTTGTAAGAACGTTCAATAACTCTTTCATCAATGTAAGTAGTTTTCATTTCATCAATCTCACGCTCAAGCGAATCAATAATAGTTACATCTTCAACTATAAAATCGCAACAATTGACTCCAAAATACTGAGGTGAGCGAACAATTTGGAGGTCTCGTTCAACATCCCGTATAAGAATATTCTCAAAAAGAGCCCCATCACGATTGCTCCATACGCCATCAGGCGACGCTGTATAGCCTATAATACTCTCTACATTATTATTTTCATTGTAATAAATAATGCTTTGACGATTTTCCGGAATGTACTTATGCGCTTCATCAATATGAATAACAAACTTGCGATTTTTAAGCTGAATAGAATCAGCAATAGATCTAAAAATTTTCGGAATGGAATCACGAATGCGTTTTTCATTAGCACAACAAACGATTACCTTTATGGGGAATTCACGAATAATTTGCATAATTTCATCAACAGATTTCGCATGTTTACAATTGCCAGCAGTCTTGCGTTTGCTGTTAAACACGATGATATTTTCCGAACCAATTTTTTCTTCCATGCGTCCAAAGAATTGCATGCCAGAAGCGAGAGTATTCATGGTCAATACAATATGAATATTTTTAGTTTTATCTTTAGTAATTGTCTGGATGCAAATTGATGTTTTTCCTTCCTGAGCTTTTCTAACAACAAGTCCCAATTTACTGACAAAATCATCAGGAAAATCATGAACTATTTCATCGGAAATAGTAGCCAGCGATGAAACAACATCAGTCATATTGAAATCACTCATTTTCTCGTTTTAAAAGTTTCGAACTCGGGTTTTTAAAGATTGTAATTTATTCTGCAAAATAAAAAAGTATTTCAATTTTTTAAGTTTGTATGACAAAAAGAACTAACATTTAATTTAATTTATTTAATTTATTTAATTTATTTAATTTATTTAATTTATTTAATTTATTTAATTTATTTAATTTATTTAATTTATCTTGCGTATTCTAATCCAGCATTTCCAGAAATGAATGTTAATATGTTATATCTCTCTTCCATAACATTCAAATCAAAGTTATAGTCATATATAATCCAAGATGGTTTATTAACTCCGACAATAGTGCCTGTAGTAGGATCACAAATGGCATAAAATGCTGCCGAAGGGTCTAATACAGGATAAATCGTATTAAATTCTAATTCTATAGTTGTAAATCGGCTCATATTCATAGCCCCACTTGGTTGAAATTCAAATGGACTTGTATTTAAACAAAAGTTATAGCAATATAAACCATCTTGACTATTTCCAGTTGTCCTAATGTATTTTTCTACATAATTGTAGACACCTGCGTCAAACACATTTTCTCTGTATTTTCCATCCATTAATATTCCGAGATTTCTTAAAATATTTTTCTCATTTTGTGGAGTATATTCAGGAGTAATAAAAAAACCAGTATTACTTCCATCAGGGTTGTACGCAGGTCCGATATTAGTAAGAGGGCTACTACATGGAATACTAATTGTTTCTGTGCTTGATTCAGCATTTATAGGTGGATATGGTAAAAAATCATAAGGCCAATTAGTATAATTACTCCATTCATTTCTTAAATTTGCATCATTTCGTTGAAAATACCACATCCAATTTGATACCATTCCCAACGTGTCTAATACAACTCTTTGACTACCAGTGACATTATAAAAACTATATTCATGAACATCTTTAATTAAATATTTTTGCTCATTAGCAGCAAATGCCTTGACTTCGTTGTCAGATAAAAATGCATAAGTAGATATAAGATGTATATCCGCGTTCCAATTGGTCCTCTGGTCTGTATAAGAATTAAAATTCAATGAAATGTCTGGGGGTGGTTGTAAAAATCTATAAAATCCCTGCAATGGGTTATTAAAATTTGGTTGAACATATGGATAAATTTTAAATTCATTTCCAATATCGCGAATTGTAAATAATTCTTGTATAGGTCTAATTGTCACATCTATATGTAATTCATTATATTGTAATGCTACTAATGGCAAAGCCATTTTACTATTTAAGGTAAACCAAACATTGATTGGTATATAAAGTTTTCTGGCTCTAATTGAAGGTTCAGGACCTTTAAGTGTTGGTGTATAATAAGCATTTGGATACATATTAATATTTCCATTAGTATTTCCGGGGTCATTTAATTCTGGAACATTTCCAGTCATTTTATAGTATAGTTGTTTTTTAACATCACTAAAATCTCTCTCTACTAAATTATAAAGATATTGTCCAGAAAACTTCGCAATAGTTTGTCCTCCAATCGACATATGAATTTCTTTTATCATTTGTGTTCCTAAGTTTTTAATCCATTTAAAGCCATATTCTATCCATTTATCTTCGCAAACTTGTGGAGGATATATAGGACTCCATATGGTTGGTAAATTAATAACCAAATATGTATCCATTAATAGGTCTGCATATCTAGGAATTTTAAATGTAAATTTAGAATCTTCTGTTAATCTCAATGTTCTTTGACCATTAAAATCTATTCTAAATTTTTGTAATCCAAAATTTGTATATTTAGCATAAACGCATTTGAAAAATGTTTTAGATGGGTTGCCATTTAATATTATATTTTGTTGTCCATATGCTACTATATTCAATAAACCTCCTGGCATAATATATTATAATAATATTATTTAACTGATTTGAAATACTAATTATAATTTCTTTTAATTGAATTAATTATTTTTTTTATTTTATTTTTTTTTTATCTCTTTTCTTTAAATTTGAAATAATATATTATTTATTTTGAGAACTTAAATAAATTTTCCAGTTTTTTCATTTTCGGAAAAGTTTTTGGCCATTTCAAAAATGGACATTTATTTTTGTCCATTTTTCGTTCGGCCAAAGACTTTTGGATTTTTGAAAAACCGAAAAATGACGAAAAACGACTTGTGACGAGAATGCTGTCATTTTCATTTTCAGAAAAATCATTTGTGACTATCTACTTTTTATTAAAAACTGCGAAAAATATTTAGAGAGAAATATGTTATCATTAAGTATAATACCATATAATACCATCAATGTCCCAAAAAATCCCCAAAATATTTTTATGTGAAACATGTCACTATAATACGTCTAACAAAAAAGATTTCAACAAACACTTGTCAACCGATAAACATAAAAACGAGGAAAATAATACCATTTTAATACCAAAAATCCCCAAAAATCCCCAAAAATCCGAAGGTTTTAAAGTATACGAGTGCTTTTGCGGAAAAAGATACAAACATCGTCAAAACCTTTATGCTCACAGAAAAAAATGCATGAATATAGAAAA